GGGTTTTTTTTTAAATATGCTTGAATATTTTTTTCCCTACTGTCAACACTATCTATACATATTGGTGGGGGTGGGGGGGTCTGGCCCATGTCTTCTTCGTCCTCGTCCTCGTCATCTGCTTCCATCTCCGGAAGGTAATCTCCTTCTTTAACATCCGCTGACGAAAAAATTTCTCTATTTTTTATGAAAAAATCTCGTTCGGCGACTTCGGCTTCGGTTTCGGCGTTGTTGTCTAAAAGTAAATTTGTCCTATCTTCCTCCGATGAAAATATGGCTCCTGTAAAGTTACAATTCTGAATAGACGTAAACATATCAGACTTGACTCCTCGTAAGTCTGCTCCACTAAAATCTACACCATAAAACAATACCTCCTTGAAACTCGCGTCACGCAAATCAGCACCAGAAAAGTTTATACCGCTATTCATATCAAGAGAGTCATCATTGATAATCGTTTGCAAGTTATAAAAATTTGCCGAACGTAAATCGGCACCAGAGAAGTTTATATAAGAGTCAACCTGAGTCCTGTCAATCTTTGCGTGTGAAAAATTTGCCCAACGTAAATCAGCACCAGAAAAATCTATCTCATTAAGTATGCGCGTTTCCTCAAAATTTGCTACAGCTAGCACCGAATTTTTAAATTGCCCGCCGTTGAGGTCAGAATGCTTAAATGAGACACCCGGCAGATATGTGTTATTAAGCATGACTTGAGATAATTTATCTTTTAGACCATTTAACTTCTGACCTCGTTGTTCTATAATTTTACGTTGTGCCAGTGTTTTTAAAGCTTTGTCAGTTATTGGATAGTCAGTGGTAAAATCTCTAGCAAATGTTGAAGTGTTTATGTTTGCTGGAAAGGTTTGGTCGCCAACCGTTATATCCATTGTACCAATAATCTCATTATTTAAACGTGTAATATAAGGATCAGGTTCTTCCGTTCCTAAGACATTAATTGTATAGAAGTCTGTTTGACCTAATCTTCTAATTTCCTGCCGAGGAAAAATCTTTTGTAATATCTCTAAAATATTCAGATTAACATCTTCTTCGTGCGCCAGTTCACTAATAGCGTAGGTTGTATTATTACTAAGTACCTCAAAAAATGGTTTAACTAAAATTAACATTATATATATACTTTTAAAAAAAGTGTAGCAAAACACTTTTAAAAAAAGTGCAAATGTAATAGGCATAGCAAAACCATACTTTTAAAAAAAGTGCAAATGTAATAGGCATAGCAAAACCATACTTTTAAAAAAAGTGCAAATGTAATAGGCATAGCAAAACCATACTTTTTTAAGAAAACCATACTTTTTTAAGAAAACCATACTTTTTTAAAAGTGCAAATGTAATAGGCATAGCAAAACCATACTTTTTTAAAAAAGTACAAATGTAATAGGTATTTTTTGAGTAAGTTTATTATGCCGGACCTTTACCAAAAAGGTTGGTTTTATCCTCGATTTTCCGCAAAAGACTTTCGTTATAGATTAAACCGCTCGGTTTATAGGAATCAATCGCTTTGTATTCTTTGGCCTGTTTATGGTCCAGTGATAAATTACCCGCTTTATTAAACATCAAGTCGTTGGGGTCGTCGCTCTCGATTTTCCCGTGTCCGTGTCCGTGTCCGTCTGGTTTCTCAACCTTATTCCCGTGTCCGTCGATAATAATACCCGTTTTTTTCTTTATTTCGGCGCGCACATAACTCGGCACCCAATTTTTCCAGGAAATAAATAATAAATTGGGGTGGGTATAATGCACCACAAAACCATTGTCCCGCAATTTATCAATAATATATGCCGTACAGGAGCCGTGGTCATATCTCGGTACGCCAATAATCATTTCCGGAATCGTATACCAACAATGCTGGTCTTGCACGTGTTGTCGAGATAAAACTTTAATTTTATTATGGATTCGACTCAATACTTTATTATAGGTAGACAAGGTATTTAAATCATGTTGTTGTTTTCTCTCATATAATTCATCTAAATTCAGTTTTACTTGTTCGTCCGTCTCATCACCTAAGGTAAAAATGGTGTCCATTATGTATCGTTTAAATTATAGAAGAAAAAATCTTACGGAATATAACCAATATAACCAATATAACCAATATAACCAATAAGGAAATATAATATATAAAAATATAACTTTTACTTTTACTAGATTAACATGGCGGAAGCAATACTCGAGACCGATACAAGCCATACAGACGCACCCAGTAAAATTAAACATCTCGTATTTAGTGGGGGTGGACCGGCGGGTTTAATAAATTACGGCGCCTTAAAATACTTAGCCCACGCACAGGTGTGGCATTTATCCAATATTACCAGCATCTACGGCTGTTCGATTGGGGCGTTTATGGGGGTAGTGGTGTCGCTAGGTTATGATTGGGCCTGGTTAGATGATTATTTTATTAAACGTCCGTGGGAGAAAGTTTTCTCTCTGAAAGCGCAAACAATTCTCGATGCATATGAAGAAAAAGGTTTATTAGGAGAGAAAATCTTATTAGAAGCGATTAAACCTTTATTATGCGCGAAAGATTTACCGGAATACTGTTCGTTACAAGAGTTATATGAGTTTAATCACATTGATATTCATATTTATACCACAAATATCAATACAAACCGTTTGGCGAAAGTGGATTTGTCCCATAAAACCCACCCCCATTTATCGGTAATAAAAGCTTTATGCATGAGTACGTCGTATCCCTTGGCGTTTAAGCCCGTGTGCATTGACGGGGACTGTTTTATTGACGGCGGGTTATTAAATAATTTTCCGCTCAATGATTGTCTAGCCCAGCCTACGTGTAATCCCGAGGAAGTGCTCGCCTTTAAAAATATCTGGCTTAAAGACACAGGAGAGAAAATTACTCAGGAGTCTTCTATTTTAGATTATATGATTCATATTATGCGGAAAATGCAGTATGAGCTTTGCAGTGAAGCTCGGCAGAGCGACGTGAAACATCTAGTAAAATGTGAGGTGGAAGATTTATCGGGCTTAAGTAGTTGGCTAACCGCGTTATCGACGGCAGATATGCGGGCAAAGTTGATAGAATCGGGTATAGCTCAAGCGAAAGTATTTTGTAAGAGTCACACTCTGCCGGAAAGCATGCAGACCGCCCGGCCCGCAGGCCCGTAATTTACACATATATAGGCATATCATCTATATTTATGATGCTCTTATCTTTACTAATCTTCTTTTTGGTCACTTTAAACTTGTCAAAATACGCATTACGCAAGACATTAAGCGGGGTGTGGGCGTGCACTTTGCGTGTAATCATTTTATATAATTTAAAGTCGGGATAGCGTTCATCGCCATTTTTTTTATACAAGATATTTCGACCTTTATCATCTTTGCACCAGTCGATAATAATTTTCATAATAGGAGCTGTAATGCTTGCTTCGAGATTGACATCGTCTACAATATAATCATATATCGAACAACCCAGTCGACACAAATCAAAACTGAAATTTGGTTCTACTAACGGTTTCTTGGGGTTATAATAGGGTTTAAAATTATACTGCGTCGCCGCATCCCCCTTAGGATGAAAACTGTCACTGCATAAGAGCTGGCCTTTGAATTTATAAATAGCCCGACCGAAATCAATTATTTTATATAATTTCCCAAAGGTCGGCACTTTATAATACATAGTGTCGACTTTATAATAAATGTATTGTTTCTCGGTAGTGATATACATAATATTATTGGTGTGCAAATCATTATGAGTTAAAGCAAAGACATTTTGATAGGTGATTAACGACATGAGAATTTGCATGACAATCGATTCCCATTCTTCGTCGCTCAAAGGCTGGTCCTCGTCTTCAATGAGCGAATTTAAAGTGTCTTCGCAATACTCTAGGGCGATAGTTTGGACGGGAAAGGTTTTAATTTTAACGAGGACTTCCTCGCCATCTATGGAGGAGTAATCATCATCGGATTCAAAGTCGGACTCGGCATCGGATTCAAAATCGGAATTGGCGTCTGTACCTACGGTATCTACTGCGTCTGTACCTACTGCACCTACTGCGTCTGCACTTGCTATAGAAGAATTTGAAGAGCGCGATGAACAAGAACTACTACTAGAACTCGACTTGTTAGAATTATTTTTTTTACTTATAGGTGTATTTACATTTACATATATAACATCAAGCTCTAGCTTGGCATCTGGCTTGGCATCTGGCTTGGCGGCTGGCTTAGCGTCTGGCTCTAGCTTGCCTAGCTTACTATTTCCAGTATCTATTTCAGTGACCTCTAAATCTACCGGTTCATTTAATACATTCAACTTTTGTTTATTATTTCTGGTATCACGACTAACAATGTCAGCATATGACTCATCGACCGTAAAGAGAATATCTTTCTGCTTATGAAAAAAATCAAAATCATTAATATATTCAATATCGTCGTAAATATTTACAACATAATCTTCTTTAATAGAGAGAAAAGACCCATAAAAATCGATACCGTGTAGAAACCCGTGCGTATGCAATAATTTACTCGTTAAATATGAAAAAAAACTGTCAATGTAGGCAGAGTTATTGACATCATTTATTTTTGCATTGGTTATAGCTTGGTTTGTGAACGACGGCAGGGTTAGTAATTTGGTATCGGTTATATCATATTTACCCACTAAATATTTCAGTGGGTCCAATAAAGGACTGTATTTAAAGAATACTTGCCTATTTATTTTAGAATTGCTCTCAATATCCTTTAGTACCCCTGAGACAATATTGTCGGTTTCTTTGGCATTAATGCAATGCAAGTAATGTTTATTATTCAAGTTAATATTATTCCAATTGACGTCTGTCAGTTCAAAGAAATTATTATATAAAGGAATGTAGTTTTGTAGCTGTTTTAAGCCTAAATTAGCTTTATCTAAAGATGAAAATAATTTACTATTATCATGTTTTTTATATGTGAACTCCATTAATTCTGTTTTATATTTATTATAGTGATATTTTAACTAATACACACTTTTTGGAAAAAGTGTAGCAAAAACCTACCTTTTTTTGCGAAGTAAGAGAAAAGGTACAAGCGCAAACGAAGTAGAGCAGATAGAGCCAAAACCCTACCTTTTTTTGCGAAGTAAGAGAAAAGGTAGGTTTTTTTGTTGCACTTTTTCCTAAAAAGTGCTGTGCGGAGTAACCAATTCATTATTTTCTAAAATTACTCTAAATATAAATGACTTTAGAGCTTAAAAAATTTGATATGAAATTGATTAGCTTTAGACCCGACGAAAACAAAGGTCCCGTGGTCGTGTTAATTGGGCGGCGTGATACGGGTAAGAGTTATCTAGTCCGGGATTTACTCTTTTATCATCAAGACATACCCATCGGGACGGTGATTTCCGGGACAGAAGCCGGCAACGGGTTTTATAGTTCCCACGTCCCTAAACTCTTTATTCATGATGAATATAATACAGCTATTATCGAAAATATCTTAAAGCGTCAAAAAACGGTTTTAAAACAAGTGAAAAAAGAAATGGAACAATATAAACGGTCCAATATCGACCCCCGAGCCTTTGTTATCCTCGACGATTGCTTATATGATGCGACATGGACACGGGATAAAATGATGCGGTTGCTCTTCATGAATGGGCGCCACTGGAAAGTGATGCTGATTATTACAATGCAATATCCGCTCGGTATTCCCCCGAACTTGCGGACGAACATTGACTACGTGTTTATCTTGCGGGAGCCGTATATTGCGAATCGCAAACGGATTTGGGAGAATTATGCGGGTATGTTTCCGACATTTGAATCCTTCAGTCAAGTTATGGACCAGTGCACGGAGAACTTTGAATGTTTAGTCATTAATAATAACTCCAAATCGAATAAACTGCACGACCAAGTTTTTTGGTATAAAGCGGAACATCATTCGGATTTTAAATTGGGTTCAAAAGAGTTTTGGGAACTCTCTAAAGATTTCAATTCGGATGATGAAGAAACGACCTACGACCCAGGAGCCGTAAAGAAACGGGGAGCTGGGCCGAAGATTAATGTAAAAAAGTCAAAGTGGTAACCTACCTTTTGGGAAAAGGTAGAACCAAAACATACTTTTTTATGCGAAGTAAAGAGAAGTGTAGCAAAAACACACTTTTTAGGAAAAAGTGTAGCAAAAACACACTTTTTCCTAAAAAGTGTAGCAAAAACTACCTTTTGGGAAAAGGTAGAGCCAAAACACACTTTTTTAAAAAAAGTGTAGCAAAAAACTACCTTTTGGGAAAAGGTAGAGCCAAAACACACTTTTTTAAAAAAAGTGTAGCAAAAAACTACCTTTTGGGAAAAAGTGTAGCAAAAACACACTTTTTTAAAAAAAGTGTAGCAAAAAACTACCTTTAAAAAGGTAGAGCCAAAACACA